ACGCCGGAGAGGCCGCCGCCGGGCTCGGTGTCCTTGTGGCGGTGGTTGAGCACGCTGACGTGCGTGCTGTCGCAGCCGGCGATGACGTCGCCGGTCACTTCGAGGCGCGGCGTGATCATGCGGATTTTCGACGGGCAGGTGATCTCGACATTGCCGCCCTGGCAGTTCACCAGCACCTTGCCGGTCGGGCAGGTGACCTCGATGTTGCCGCTCGCCGCGAGCTTCACGACGTTTCCGGTGCTGTCGTAAAGCGCGATCTCGCCGGACTTCAGATCGCGCAGCCGGTATTTCTGGTTGCCGGTTCCGACCATGACCGGGTTCGATCGGTCGCCGCCAATGAACAACACCATGCCGTCCGTGTTGGTCATCGCGTGCGACGCGAGACCGTAGAATTGCAGCACCGGAACGTTGTCGATGACCTCGCCGGTCGTCGGAATACGCATCTGGACCTTGTGCACTGGTCCCTTGTCGTCGGTCGCGGTGATCTTGGCCGTGGCGAACGCCATCTGCACGCGGCGGTAGAGCCGATCGGTGACGCTCACGCGGTACCCGGCCCGACCACGAGCGGCCCCGGCGCGGTCGGGTTGTTCCGTTCGAGGTCCTGGATCAGCGGCGGTAGCGGATTGAGCGGTCCGGTCGGCTGCGGCAGGTAGGCTTCCTTCGGCATCAGAACCAGCGCGGCGTGCTGGCCGTTTTCGTCGCGCAGGTAATTCACGCTGGCGATGATCCAGTCCTCACGCGGGAGCTTGAGTTGCGCCGCGCTGATCGGCGCGAGATGGTTCGGCGCCCAGAGCGCGCCAGCCGAGTCGCGCCATGCGTCGATCGTGCAGGTCAGCGCCATCGAACGACCCTTGTTGCGGTTGAGTTCCCAGGTCGCGCGCTTGACCGCGACTGACTCATCCATGACGAACTGATCGGAAACGACGTAGCGCATCCGAAACCGTGGCACGCCGGGGTCCTTGACCCGCTGGCCGATGCCGGGAGTGTTGGGGCCTACATCGGTGCCGAGCGTTTGCACCGAGAGCAGCCGCGCCTCGTAATCCGAGAAGCGGCCATCCATCGACAGGCTTACTTCCGCCGCCTCGACGTTGACGCCGATGCCGACGCCCGAGGCCATCCGTTCGCTGCCGCTGATCGCCAGCACGATCGATCCGTCGGGTAGATCGTAGACGATCACGCCAGCCCATTTCGTGATCCGGTCAATGATCTCCCAGGCCGTCTCGCCCAGGTTGATATTGATCTGATCAACCTTCTGACTCGTGTCGGTGCCCGCGCCGTTGAGCGAGTTCACGGTGATCTTGTAGGGTTCGGCGAGGGCTTTCACGATGTCGAGCACGGTCGAAGTGCCCTTCTGGAACACCGGCTGCTCCGGGTCGCCGAAGATCGCCGAACAATCGACGAGGTCCTGTGATTTGCTGCGCCCCATGACGCGGATGTTGTGCGCGGCGGGCGTGAGGCTGGTTTCGTAGCGATCGACGAAGCCGGTCAGCACGAGGTCGCCGCCGATTTTGAGCGTGCAGGGATCACCGGGCTTGAGATCGATGGTCGGCGCGCTGGGATAGCGTTCGCTGACTTCGAGCGTGAAGTTCGCCGGCACCGCCTCCATCGCCCGCGTGATGCTGACCCGTTGCCAGCCGATCAACGTCATGCCGCCGACCGCGATGGCGACGGTATCGTTCGCGCCGGGCGGGGCGCCGCGCGAGGGCAGTCCGAGCGCCGCGCTCACCGGGTCAACGCCGTGAACGTCGTCGGCATGAACAGCGGATGACCCACATCCGCCGCCGCGACCAGATCGGGCTCGCGGGCGGTATCCTGATACAGCGTCCAGGCCTCGGCCAGCGAGGGCATCGGCGCCCGGGTCGTCACCTCGACCAGCCGCGCGAGATTGGCGCCCCGTATGGCGAGGTCGAGCGAGACGGCGGCGCGCAGATCGCGCAGGCCCTCATAGGTCGCGGAATATCCGGCGTCGGCCGAGCGGATCGCCTGGGCGTCCAGGGTATCGCACACCAGCAGGCGCAGCGCCGTGGCGTCCTCGTAGCTGAGCGGACGATACGCCCCCGAGGCCCGCGCCAGGGCGCCGCAGGCGGCGCATCGCAGGCTGTTCGCCACCGCGTCCTGGGCGGCGTTCGCCTTGAGCGACAGCAGGCCAATACCGGGCAGCGGCGGCGGCACCCATGTGGCGAGCGGGACAAGCATTCGGATTGCGTCGGCGGGATCGTTCGCGGCGGCCGCGATCGCGGTGGCGAGTTGAACCCCGGCGGCGGCGAAGGCGTCCGATACCGTGCTCATAGAAAGCTCGCCAGACGATTGACCAATGAGGCGGAAGCCTCGACCGCGCTCCGGGCCGTCGTGGCGGCGCTGAGCGCGCCCTGAACGGTAGTGGTGACAGGTTGGAGGGTCGCGCGCGATCCCGCCGCGTAGCGGCCCAGGAAGCCCGTCAGGCCCGTGACGGCATGGAATACCCGGCTGGCGTCCCCGACCACGCCCGAGGCCATGCCGGTGAAGGTGCCGACCGCCGACGCGACCGACTTCGCGACGCCGCCAATGCCCGCCAGGGAGGATCCCAGATCGGCGGCCGAGGCGCCCGCCAGATTTTCGACGGCGGCGAGCACGTTCGCGCCGGCCGCCAGCAGCGCGTCGGGAAACAGCATGTCGCCCGCGACAATGAACGTGAAGTTGAGTTCGATGACACGGCCACGTTCGCGCCGGTCCGTCGCCGAAAAATCCAGCAACACGACCTGGATGCTGCCGAGCGTGGGATGTACCAGGGTTCCCGGTCCGGCGATCTCCGCGTCGGCCACCAGTGCGTCGCGTTGCTGGTAGACGTCGTCCCCGACGATGAACGCTTGCAGCGCGAACCGGCGCGGCAGCTTGCCGACATCCTCCGCCCACGTCGTGTCGCGGTAGGGATATTCATGCACCGCGACGCGGCGGCCGGCTTTCGTCTCGCCCGCGTCGAGCACGAAACCATGGCCGCGCCACGATCCGGGTTGCAGTTGCTGCCACCACGCCGAGCCCGACCAGGAAAGTCCAGAGTTGTCGATCGTCCGCGCGAGCCCGACGCCCTGAACCGCCAGCCCGCTGAGATCGGACAGCACGCCGCTCATATCGTCGCGAGGCTCCCATATTCGACGCGCGGCGGCGACACGCGCGCGGCGCCCGAGCCCGAGGCGGTGACGGATTGATTGGGCGGCGGGTTGAGGTTGCGGATGCTGATATCGACCTGTCCGGTGATCGGGTCCTGCCGGGCTGGCATCGTCGCGGCCGGCGCGGATGGTCCTTCAAGTTCGTCCTTGGACAGCACTTTGTAGCCCTCGCCCGGCGCGGCGGCGGTTGGTGGAGCCGGCGGCGCGAGGGCGGTGGCCGGTACCGCGGCGGTGGCCGGCGGTGGAATTGGCGTGGGCGCCGTCGCGGCTATCCTCGCGGCCCGCCGCTGCCGGTCGGCGAGGCTCGCATTGGGATCGGCCGGCCGCTCATAATCGGATTGCACGATCGATGCCGACGCGGCACTGGCGCCGGGGCCGGTCTGTTGGCGCAACCGCTCCAACATATTCGCGTATTCCGGCGAGCGAAGTTCCTTGAGCAGGTAACCATAGTTCGCCTCGTCGCTCTTGACGTCGAGGTTGTGTTCCTTCGCGTAAGCCTCGAAGGCGACACGGCGCGGACCCGTCCACTGCGCCCAGCCGAAACCGCCGCGCGAGCCGGGCACCACCGGATTACGCTCGTTGATCGCCTGCAAGCCGTCCGACTCGTGCGAGAGATTGCCGACGATCCCGCTTGCCTGATCGGCGGTCAGGCCGAGATCAGTCGCGAGACGATCGCGCACGCCCGCTTCGCGCTGCGTCTGTCCGGTGGACAGGCCGAGCGGTCCCGGCGCGGTGCTGGGGATCGCCCCTGGGCTCGGCCCCGCCGCTGGCGCTGGCATCCTGGGCCCGCCGCCGTGGCCGCCACCGCCCGGTCGGGAAGGCTCCAGGCCGTGGTGCGGCCCGACGCCGGACTCGTTGCCGCCGCGCGAGGCGTTCGGCGTCGTCTGTGGCGTGCCATCCGGCCCCGGCGGTCGCGCCAACGGCAGCGGACGGTCGCCGAAAACGGCCGGCAGGACCTTGTCCAACAACAGATAGGCGCCCTCGACCAGCGCGCCGATCATGCCGAGCTTGCCGAGCAGGCCGATACCGCCGGCACCGCTCGCGCCCGTCCCAACCGTCCCGAGCGCGGTCGCGACCTTCGCGATGGAAGCGACGATCCCAATCGCCCATTTGGTCGCGAACAAAACGGCGACGACCTCGGCGGCGGTCGTGATGGTGTCGAGATTGTCGATGATCGTTTTGAACCCGGCCATCACCGAGTTAATGCCGCGCTCGATGTCGTCCCACTTCACGCCTTCCAGCCACGCGGCGAACTTCGCCGATATCCGATCCACGGCGGCGACGATCGCGGGGGTGTTCTTGTCCACGAAGTCGAGAAGGTGGTTCAGCAGCGGCGTGAAGTTGCGCGCGAGCACGACGCCGATCTGACGGCCCAATGCGTCGAATGCGACCCCGGCGCGGTCCTGCGCGGTGGACCAGTCACGCAGAGACGCGATTTGCTCGTTCGTCAACGCGGTGACCTGTCTCCCCTTTTCCAGGTACTGATCGATGGTCAATCCGCTTTGCCGATAGGCCAGATAGACCTTCGACTGCTCGGCACCGAGCAGCGCGGCCGAGGCGGTGGCGCGGTCCATCGGGTTCTTCAGGCTGTCGAGGTAGCGGTAGACCTCGGGCAACAGTTGCGCGCCGGTTTTCAGTTGGCCGTTGACGTCCTTCCAGGCGATCCCGGCGCGGTTGAACCACGCGACCATTCCGCCCTCGCCGCGCATCGCGCGTGCCGCCGCGTCGCCGATCGCGGTCAACGCCTCGCTCATGTCCTGCGCCGAGGCGCCGGTCAGGCGGGCCGAGTTTTGCAGGTTGTCGAGTTGCCGGGTCGTGATCCCGAGCCGGTCGGCGTCGACTCGCAGAACCTTGCCCCAGTCGGCCCATGAACTGACCAGCTTCGCCATGCCGGCGATCGAGGCGGCGCCGGTGATCGCGCCCATCGCCGGGATCATCGTCAACATCGTGCGCAACGCGCCCGACGCGGCGCGGCCGACCCACTCGAAGCCTTCGGCGACCTTCTTCAGGCCAGAAACATCGACGAACCGTTGCACGGATTTTTGCATCCGCTCGACCGGCGCGCGTAATTGCTGCATCCGGCGATTGATCGCGTCGATGTTCTTTGTCGCATTATCGACGACACTGAAAGTTACGGCATAGCCTGCCACGTCAGGCCCCTACCGTTCCCGCTCGCGGTCGGCGATGCGGTGCGACTGTTCCAGCCACCACATCAGTTCGGTCCCGGTCAGGCCCCACGCATCGCGCGGACCCCAACCCCAAAAGCGGGTCATGTCGGCGATCAGGTCGCGCCAGTTGACCGGCCACGCTCTTGTAGATCGCGCAAAAAATCCGCTGCTTCCTCGATCTGCGAGATGCGCATCTGCTCGACGACCTCACGCGGCACCTTGGCGACACCGGCCACCAACGTGATCTGGTAGCGCCGCAACGTGTAGGGCGTCGGCGTCGCGCCAAGCTCCTGCTCCGCCTTCTGGCATTGCAGCCCGTTCGGCTCGACGAGATGCAGCCGGGTGAAGTCCCGCTTGAGGAAATTGATCGGCGGGTCGATCTCGATATCCTTGGTGGTCGGCGCCGCCGTCTCCGGCTCGGCTTCCTCCCACGCCGCGTCGAGAGCGTCAGACGTGATCGCGTCCATCACGCGAACGTTTCGCTGATGTCGATGCCGTCGAACCTGACGGAAAACGTCCCCTCGGCGGCGCGGACCTCAAGCGCGGACGTGTTCCACAGATTGGCGCCACCGACGACCTTGCCGTTCGCCAGCATGACCTGGACCTCGACGCAGCGCATGTCATTGAAGGCACCGACCGCCATGTCGCCGCTGTCGCGCAGCGTCGCCTCGATATAGCCCTGGGTCGGGACTTCGCTGAACCCGTGCACGGCGTCGAGCCCGACCAGGGTCTCCCGCTTCCAGCGCGCCGGGCTCCAGGTCACATCGGACACGACCATGAAGGGTGTACCGTCGATCGTCAGGCCGGTGATCCCGGCGAGGCGTTCACAGATTGCCATGGGACGAACTCCTTAACTCTTGCGGAACTGCAACAGAATGGCGATCTGGCGCAGTTGGTTCACGAGATCGACCGGCGCGAGGATTTTCACCAGCCCGTTGCCCGCGTTCTCGACCACGACGGACTTCGCGAACTGGTCGGCGTTCTGGACGTAGCCGGCTGATTGCAACGCGCGATATTCCATGATCACCGACGCCTTGATCATCGGCGCGCTGACGGTGTTCGAGCCGAACAGGATTGGTGTTTGATCGGAAACCAGCTTCTTGCGCGCGTAGCGGGTCAGCAGATAGTTCGAGAGATCGCGCGAGACGAACATGAGTCCATACATCGTCTCGACATCGAGATAACTGTTGTCCGCCGCGCCCGCGATGTTCTTCTGGTAGGTCGTGCACATCCGCTCGATCATGACGGTATCGTCGTCGGCGACGCGGAACGTGCTCATCCCATCATAGAGTAGCGTATTGCGCTCGCCGAGCATCCACCGTTGCGGGATCGGCGGCGCCTGCAACGTCGTCGCGATATACTGCAACGGCAGACCGGGATCGGCGCGCAGGCTGGACGCGCACGCGGCGGTTATCTCCGCCGTCCAGATATAACTTGGATCGGGCGAGCCCTGGAACGCGATGACCGACATGTGCTGATCGTTGCGCGACAGTCCGAACGTCGTGCATTCGCCAAGCGTGCCCCGGAACGCCGAGAAGCAGCCGCCGTAGACCATTTGCTGCCAGGACCAGCGGCCCACGTCGTCGGCGAGGAACGCCTTCATCGCGTCGAGCGACGTCGTGTCGGTGTAGGGCATTCCGATGAAGTCGAACGGATCGGACGACAACGAGGCGAGGCCATTGCTCAGCGTTGGGTTCGCGGTGCCGCCGGTCATCGCGACGATGGTGGCGGTCAGGCCGGGAACCGGGAACTCGCCGCCCGCCGTGCCGAGATAGTTCTGGACGATCTGGATATCGTTGCCGAGCACACCCTTGTTGATCGCCGTCAGGGTAACGACGGCGGCGACAGCGGCTGAATCAACCGGCAGGTCGGGGTTGGCGTTGATCGCGGTATTGAGTTTGGGCCCCACGACCGCCGCCGCGTCGCCCGTCGTCACGCCAACCTGGATACGCTGGCCGGCGATGTAGATGTTCAGCGTACCGTTCGAGGTCGCGGTTCCGGCGAGCGTGAGGGTGCCGGTCGCGGCGACGCCAGCCGGGTTATCGGCGAGCGGCAGGATGTAGAGCGGACCGAACGGATCGCGCTGCAGGTAGCGCGTGCCCATCGCCGCGAGCATGGAACCCTGGCCGCAAGCCACGAGCAACTGCGCGACACTTTCGACGATCAAGGGTTGATCCGCCACGGCGGCGCCCGCCGCGAGCTTCTGACCGATGAGCAGGGTGCGTTGCAGCGCGACGCCGCTGTTCGCCTGCGATGCGTCCATTTCGACGTATACCCCCGGCACCCTGTTGGATGTGGGGTAGTAGGTGAAATCTATTGTCATGACGGAACAACCTCCTTTCGCGGTCTACGCATGTTGTCGATCCGCCAAAGGGGGCGGAGGTTCGTATAGTGGAAGCACTCGCGAACATGATCGTGACTTGTCAGATCAAACGAAGCGCAAGGTTTGATGTGATCAATCTCCCAGCCGTCGCGCCCGTAGTTCGACCAGGACATGCCGGGCAGGAATTGCGCCTCGATGTGCGTCCGCAATTCCCCCTTGCTACATCCGATGATATCGCGAAGTTTTGCGTCCCTGTCCCAATCTCGTTTGCTGCGGCGGTGGACCATGACGCCACGAACCGCCGCTCGTAGAAGATCGGTCAACCGGGCCTGCTGGTTCGTCTGATAGCGAATTCGCCGGTATTCTGGATTTTTGGCTTGCCAGCGTCGCAGCGGCGCGCGTGAACTCTCAGGATTTGCGACGCGATGCGCCACCATCCACTGACGTTTGAATTCCCGGCGCCGATCGAGATCGGCATACGGCATGACTTATGCCTCCCTGCTGGACGCGGCCGGCGCCCGCGTCGCGGCGGCTGGCTTCGGCTCCGGCGCCTCCTCCGCGATCACCTCGACATCGCCATCGCGGACGCGGCGCGTCCAGAATGGATCGTTATCCCGCACGATACCGCCCTCCGGCGGCAGCAGTTCCATACTCTCCGGGTCGCGCACGGTGCGGCCCTCGGCTGGCTTCACTTTCATTTCCTGGACTCCTGTGCGAGGGGCGACGGGTCGGGCCATGGGCCGTCTGTCGGCGGAATCGGTGCTTCGCCGGTCGGTATCTGGACCACGGCGGCGGGCGGCGTGCCGGGCGGCGGCGTGCCGTGCGGCCCGAAGATATCGACCTCGATGGTTTCAAGCGGAATCGACGCCGGCTGGACACCGTCGGTGTCGTCGATCTGCCAGTCGACGCCGAACTCCCATTGATACCAGAGCCGGGCGCGGTCGAGATCGAGATAGCGGGCGCCGGTAAAGTAGACGCCGCGCACCATGTTGCAGCCCGGCAGTAACAGATTGAGCACCGAGCGGTTGATCTGTGCCTCGATCAGGTCGAAGTCCATCACCGGCTTCTGGCCGCGCCGGTCGGTCTGCGCGTCAAGCTCGACGGCGACGCCAACGCCCTTCTGGATGATCTGGATCAGCCCATTCCATATCAGGTTCGGCCCCGCTTCCTGGCTCAGTGGCAGCACATACGCGGCGGGCATCGGCATTGACGTATTGTAGTCGCGCAGACCCCGGTAGAACTCGGCCGCACCCGCTACGCGGCCGCCGAACACCGGAGCATTGGCGCGCAACTGCTCGATGAAAGTGCCGATGATCACTTGGTTTGCTTCCAGGTCATGCCTTCGAGCATTCCTTTCTGCACGCGGTCATTGAGCGCCTTCGCCGAGCGCGCCATCACCGTCTCAAGCGCGGGACGCGGTTCGAGCACACGCGCGCCCGAGCCATGCGACGCGCGGCGCGACCGTTTCGTTCCGGGGCCGCCACCGCGCGCGCCGGCTTCGAGAAACAGCGCATAAAACGCGCGCTCGCGGACGGCGAAGCCCTCGCCGGAGGGATAGACAAACACCTTGAGCGAACTTCGCAGGGTGTTGGTGACCTTCACCGCGGCTTCGCCGGGCGAGGACGCGCGATAGCCCATCCCCGGCTTGTAGCCACCCCGGTAGCGCCCGCCGCCCATGCCGCGATAGACGCGTCCGCCGCCGGACGACTTGTTGAGCAGGCGCGAGGTCTGCGTACGGATGTCATTGCCGGCGGCGCGGATCAGCGCCTTGATCTGGCGCTTGTCGAGCGCGACCTGACCCCAGCTTGTGATGGTCAGCTTGAGGGCGCTCATCTCCACACGCCCCAACCCCAGTGTGGTCCGCCGACCAGCCCCAGCAGAACGACGATCAGCACCACGAGCAGTACGAGCCCAACGGGATTGCCGTAGCCCCAGAACTGCGTGCGGTAGCCCCAGCCGCCGCCAAACAACAGGACGATCAGCAGGACGATCAGCAGGAGCATCATTTGTTCGGGTCCC